GTTTGCGGATTAGGAGCATGACATCATGCACAAAATCCCGAATAAGATTAGACATAGGAATCCTCCTGACGTTGGCATTCATCTTTGATTGCCTTGAGATCAGCAGCATAGGGCAAGCATCCGAGGCAGGCACAGGCATCCTTGACTTGGGCATCCCCGAACTCGCGGCACAATTCAAACAGCGCGAGGCTACTGAATCTCTTGCCGCTAAAGGCGAGGCCCTCCCAGAATTCAAAGTGGGTTTCCCCACAGGCATCAGTCCACATATTCTACTTCCTTTTTAATTGTGCGAAGGGCCTTGACCGCATCCCGAATATCGGCCCGAGGCAAGGGCTTGATGTATGTGAAGCGATTGCGGTCTGCATATTCCCTCATCAGGTGGCGGCGAACTACCTGTTCCAGTAGCTCTACCTGTTCGTCAGTCAGGACATTCATAGTGAGTTGTCCAATTCGGTGTTGCAGATGATGCGATAAGCTTTGATGGCCTCGCGAATGTCATCCCTTTTCCATTTTTTTACAGTGGGGAACTTGTTTTGGTTGCGGGTTTTGAATCCCAATCTGACTGCGCGTCGAAGGACTGTATCGAACAGCATCAGGTTCTCCATAGTAGGTTTGAATTTTTGTATTTTGGTTTTCATTGTATTGTTCCGACAGTTGTGGTAGTTGTTTTGTTCAAAGAAATTTTATGAAAAGTAGTTGGTCCATCTATGATTTCCCCGCCGAAGAAGGCGAGACTCCGCTTCCTCCCCCGACCCCGAAACAACCAGAGGCCCCCCGCAAGTTAACCCAGCAGGAGAAGTTTGAGCTTATCCGTAATCGTCCTGACCGCAAAGGACGGGGAGCCAGACGCAGGGCAGGAGAGAAGAAGTGGGCAACAAAAGGTAAGTAGTTTTTCATGCGGTCCTCCAGAATCGCAGGGTCATGGTCCCGTCCCTCCGCTTGATCTGTCTGCCAACAAATTTCATTCCGTTTTTTCTTCCGTAGGTTGAGGCAATGGACCGGAGGGTGTTGAACTTTGTCACCGCATCCTTGGGCCAGAGGAACGACTCCCCGACCTGAAGCTTCTTGAGCATGGAAGGAAGGGGGTGGACTATGGTGCGGCTTTGCCCCCCTCTTGCCGAGGGGAGCAGCACCGAATCATCGATGACGATGTGGTAACTACGTTTCATTAGAGATCCCGTTCGTCTTCACTGAGATCCCGCATCAGATCTTGGTAGTTATCTTCTGTATGGATCTGGATCTGGTCCCATAGGAGGGTATCGATAGCCTCTGTAAGCTCTGAATGCCCCGTGACGATGACTTTTTCTATCATCCGCCCCTCATATACCAAGGGGAGAGGATCTCCATCCAGAGGTGCAATTTCGGCCTTGGTAATCTCGACTCCGGTTGGTTCGGGATCTTCAGGGTAGGAGTAGTCCAGATCCGCTTCAATAAAAACGGAATAGGTTTTGTTGTCGATGGTGATCTCCTTGTCGATTTCGATTGAGTAGCTCACAGTGTCTTTCCTTTCGATGGGGCCGAGGTCACGATAGCCTTAGCAGCGGAACGTGCCGCTGCCTCTACCCTATCGATTGCTTCCTGACTCACTCTGGTGAATTTGTGGGAACGGTTGGACCCCGCATAATCCAGAATGTAGCGTTTGACTTTGCTTGCACTGATTAGACTGTTGCTCATGGTTTTGTTTTCTATTTGATTTTTTTCGTGGAGATAACCTCTTGGGTGTAGGACTCTTCAGCCTCTCCCGAGTGGGGATTGAATTCATCCATAGCTTCCTGCTCCGCTTTTTCTTGAGAGGTCGCCTGAATGTCTTGGATCTTGATGATGGTGGCCTTGACAGTCACCTTGTACCATTGCTGTTTTTTCATTGTGCGTGTTTTTCTACTTGGTTTTTGTTTTGTTGTGGCAGATAAGCACCAGATTCTCTTGAGAGATCCGATGACCGCATCGTGCCGTGAAATCCATTGGGATAGTGGGGAATTCGGGTGTTGTCACCATCTTCCCGTCAAACAGGACAGGAATCTGTTCCCCTGCGATGTTGAGTGTGAGCTTTTTCATTGTTTTCCCTTTGACCGCATCAGAATCCATGCGTTCAAATCAAACTCTGCGAAGCTTTTCCAATTGGGCATATGCTTCTTGATCCTGCGAATAGCTTCCGCCTCAATCGCCAAATACCGCTTGCCTGAAGGAGTAGATTTGGGAACCTTCATGCGGAATCTTCGTTTCAGGTAGCGCAAAATGTGGATGTCGAGGACGATCAATTCCTGATCGGGGCGGGAATGGAGCATGAAGAACCGCGAGGTTTTCGGGCCGATGCCTTTGATAGCTTCCAGATCCGCGATGGTGCAGGTACGAAGGTCCAGATCGATGATCCCGTTCATTGCGGGAATCATCCTCTGGTCATACGGCCCCATGCGGTATTCGCGCATGATCGTCTCAATCCAATCACGATTCTGTCGGAGGTAGTCAAAGGGTTGGGTCTTCCAATCGGAAAGCATCCTGTTGACCTTGGGTGCAACGGAATCGGCATTCTTTCCCGCTACTGCAACGGCAAAGATGAGGAACGACTGCAATTCGCTATCAGACCGATGGAAATCGGTGATGCGTTCAGGTGTTACGGGTTTCATTAGAGTGAGTTATTCTTACGGAGGAAGGTGAGGATTTCAGAGAACATGAAGTCTGGCAGGATATCTTCAAGAACATAGCCAGAAGACTTCTCAAAAGCCTCTGCCTCTTCCAGCGTCAGGTGAAGATATCTGCCTCCGTATTCCTCCAGCAAGACAATGCGGTGAGGATGGAGATTGTCCGCGAGCAATTTCGCGGCATGGGTTTGGATTGTATCGGTCATGGTGTGGTTTTTTGTTTGGAGAGGATTCTCCCTGCTATCCCCCCGCCCGAATTGGCGGAGGGACAGACGGGACCATCCTTTAGTTGACCATAGCGGCCTGACGCACTGCCTCTGTTCCACGATTGAACATGGTAACACGATCAGATCCCGCGAGCATAGCGATGAAATTCCGCTTATGCTCTGCTGCTGAACCAAGTTGCGAGCGATAGATACGCGAGGCGAGGTTTGCCTTGCGGCCCGTGCCGTTGCCACTGGTCCAGTATTCTGTCGCACCATTGGCGAGGTCATACAGGTTTCGGCCATTGTTGCCGATGCCATTGGCGAACAGGTTTGCAATCTCGCTCGCCGCATTCATCGAACGGGTAGCAAGCTTGTTGTCCTTGGCATCTGTGGTGATGCAGAAGTATCCCGCTGCCATTGCGAGCGCAATATTCGCATCACAGGCATGATCCGCGAGGTATTCCATGACCTTGACCAACTCAACTCGACCTTTAAGGATTTCGTTCAGAAGATCCCCAAGACCCTCCAAGGCGAATTCGGCATTCTTGGTATGGTAAACCTTAAACTTGTCTTTCGCCGCATCCCGTGACCACTGGAACGTGTTCATGCAGACAACGCGAATGGCGGAGTCGAAGGTTTCTTGTGCCATTGTGCCATCGTGAGAAGTGACGAAATTCAGGTTGGCCTTGAATTTGTCCCCATTAATCACCATATCAGAAGATCCGATATCGGCGGAGATGGCGAATTTCTTCCCCCGTTCCAAGGTGCAGACCGAGGTAACCTTGCAATCCAGATCGCGAAGCGCACGTTGCATCACGTTCCAGATTTCGCGATTGCTAATCACCTTATATCCCGCCTTGGGAATGTGGAGGGGGACCAGTGCGTCCGATCCCGAAAGATCCGAACGGACTTTGCGGTGATCCGCGACCAAGACTTTGTAGTTTTCCAACGAGGTCTGCATTCCGTCAATCGTGACAAATGCGGGACTCTCGACGATATCGAACAGCAAGGGGGAGACTTCTGAATCTCCAATTGCTGAAACGTGGGTTGCTAATCCATGCCATTCGGTTCCTTGAACGGACAAGACAATGTCATGGGGTTGTTCGATTTTGTGACTCATATTTTTCTATTTTCTATTGGTTTTTTGGTTTTTGTCGGAAGCGTTAGTGCGTCCGATAAATTGGAAACTATCAGGGGGAGATTGTTTGTCAACTGGTTTTTTTAAAAAAAGATTGAGAAAGTTTTCGGGCAATGATTCCAAGGGAAAAAACGGGCCTTGGTTTGCACCTTGTCACCGAGGTGAGGGGGTAACCGAATTTGCCTCCCCGCTTAAATCTGAATTTGCTTTTGTCACCTACCAGATGCCGCTTGAAATCGGCGGAAAATGCCGCTTTTGTCCCGTAGAAAATCGGTTCCCCGATCACCGCGAACCCGACAAGCAAAGCCTGACCCTTGCCCGTCCGAATGATTCCAACACGCTTGCCAACATAGGGCCGGAGGGAATTGGTCCGCCTCGTTTCAATTGTCTTCTCCCCTGACAGGATCTGATCGGTGAAAGGTTGCACCTTGTCATTAATATTAATGCCCCTTGTCACCTTGTCATTAGGCAAACGGGCTTTTTTGGGGGAGGTCATCATGGCGGGGGAAGAATAAAAATTGATTGTGGGGGATTGTGGGGGGAGAAAAATGGGGGGATTGGCGGGGGATTGGACCCCGCCCCTTGTCACTTAATCCATGCAGGGGAAGCTTTCCTCCGCTTGCCCGTGGTAATCCTCGCGGCCCCAAATATCACGGACGGGATCGTGGTATTTTCTTTTATTAAGAACAACCTCCCCGCCCTTGTGCCGTGCAATAATCCCGCCCGAATCATCTAAAAGAAAGGCAATTCGGGGATTGTTGGCGAAGGTTTCGCGGTTTTTTGTGGTATGCGGGACAGATTGAATCTCCCCGCCCGTTTTATTTTGTGGCGTGGTCATGGGGTCAAAGCCTTTCCGCTGGTATTTGATTTGTCAAATTTGATATTTAACTTGTCATATTCCTTCGCGAGGTGTTGCGCGGTTTCAGATTCCCCGCCCGAGTAATCATCCGCAAGGGCAATTGCTGCCCCCGCAATCTTCATCGCTTCAAAGAATAGTTCACGCAAGGCGGATTCCCCTTGCCCGTTTTTTGGGTCTTTTTTCATTTGGTTTTTAGTTGGGGATTTTCCCCGTGCTACCCTCTCCCCGCGAAGGGAAAGGGCAGAGGCGGGAACAATTCGCCTTGTCAGTGGATCCCGATGGCAATTGGTATGCCGCGAAATTTCTCGCTCCCGCATGCATGGCCGGAAGGAGTGCAATCCCCGCAACGTCCAGAGCAAACAAAAACCCTCCGCCCCGCCTGTTCGCGAACGTCCCGCGCATAGTCCGCAAATCCCGCATTTTTGCGGCTTTGGTATGCATTCCCGTGGTCTTTTAGCGTTGCAATGGCGACGAATTCACCCCGTGCAATGGGAAGCTTCGCCACGGCGTCCCGCTCTTCATTTGTCCCGCTTCCCCCGCTTGAAATATTGAGCAGGTAGTTTGACGGGAATGCCGCCCCGCTTTTAGCGTAGGAGAGAAGCAATCGCCATGACTTGGAATAGCCATAGACTTGCAAATCGGGACGGGCAAAGCAAAGCCGGAACCAAAACGCAAGGATTTCAGGTGAGGCGAAATCCCCATCCACATAAAGGCGAACGATTGCGCCCCTTGGCAATTCCATCCAAGCTGCGACGATTTCATTCCGTCCCTCTTTAGTGCGAAGGCGGATTGAATTAATGAGTTGACGCATAAAGGCGGCGGGATATCTCCATGCTTTGAAGCTGTAACAGAATCCCCCCATTAGGTCCCCGCTTTCCCCGTAAAGGCATTTCCCCGCTTGGGGGCAGTCAATACCGGGCAAGCTTGAAAAGGCGAAAAAGGGAAGCTTGGAATTCCCCCCATCGGCAAAAACGGCGGGAAGCTTTCCCGAATCGATTCGATGATAGCAGGATTGCCAACCGATCCCGCGACCCATAAAGAGTCCCCGCAAAGGTTCGACGGATTGCGCTTCTACGCATTGCATTGCTCCCGCATAAAGAGAACGAGTGAATTGTTTTTTCATTGTGTTGATTAGTGTTAGAGGAAAAGGTTGACAAGGGAAATCCCGAAAACAAAAAGAACACTCCCCCCCACGCATAGAGCAAAGGGAGAAGCTTGTCGGAATTCTCGCACAATCCCGCCAACGTAGAACGCAAAGCGGGAAGGGTTGTGAACAATGCAAGCAAGGTGAAGCTTGCAACGGGCAAAGGATGGGTTGTTATTCACTGGCCTCATCCTCCAAAATGCATTGCGCCCATTCTTTACAGGTCTTCAGGTCTTCCTCGTGGTAATCTGTCACAAGCTTTCCATGATCCATCATTCTCCATGACGTTGCATAGCATCCATTGCGGGACGTTAGGCATCTTCCGCGAATAAAGCGGAATCTCCCGTCATGCGAGATATATCCATCTTCAGTTTTTTTGAGTTTCATTTTGTTATTAGTTGGAGCAATTGAGCCCCCTACCGCCCCCGCCACAAGCACGGGGACGGGCGGGGAATCAATCAGAGGGAGATTCCCACGGACCATTGCGGGAGCAAATCCCCCGCTTCCATAGCATCCGCCAATTCCGCAAAGGTAAGGCAACGATAGCTGCCATAGCTTGCATAGGATGAGACATTGTCGCGAGTGTAGCCGCCGGAGTGCTGACAATGAATGCCGGAACCATCGCGGGGAGAAAGTTGGATCTTCCAATATGCTCCCGTGCCGTGGACCCGAACCGGATCCGATTGCGGCATATCTCCCGCAATAGAGACGGCAACGGCATTAAAACGTGATTTGTCAGCGTTACGCGCAACGGATTCCGCCGCGCCCTGTGGTATGTAGTTACTCATAAGGGGACAAATTAAAACGGGAAAAGGGGAAGGGCAAGATTTATTTTCAATTGGAAAGAAGATTACTCATACGTTCGTTTAAATGGGGGGGGGATTGCCCCAATGCGGGAAAGGGGAAATATCAACCTATCATGATGCGTTGATGCGTTAGGCAATTATTCCCCCACGGGGAAGGGACCAAGGGGCAAGGCGGGGAGCGATTAGGGGGCGGGGGAGATAGTGTCTCATGCCATAGGGGAAGGAGCGAAGGGGGATTATCTTTCGGGATTCCATCACCTCCGAACCCGATTACCTGACAAGAATGGGGCGGGACGGAGCGGGAATGAGGCCAGCAATGGCGGGGAATTATGCCATGCTATGATGAGCGGGGAATGGTCAAAGCCTCTCCCATGACCCCGTGCATAAGGTAATCAGCTATCATGCATAGGGGCGGACAGAGGGAGCGGGACGGGACAGGGGCGGGAGCGCGAGACAGGCAAGGCCAAGGCGGGGCCCAAGGCGAAGCGGGGACGGGTACAGCGGGACGCCACGGCGGGACATCACACACGGCCACCCCACCCCACGGGTCTACCCCCCACCTCTCTGCTGGGCGCGGCGGTGCGCTGGGAAAAATACCCTGTGTCGAAATTTTTCTACAAAATGTAAACGAGAGAATGCGTTATCATTCCATTACCCCGCTTTGTGTCACAAAATATAGCGAGTTTTCGCTACTCTATGATAAGCCATTATCCACCCCAAAACCCCGACTTTACATAACTACGCTTGAACTATTGTGCAAAAGCTATGCGCTGGGCCGATTATTCGGCGGAGGCTAACTTCTCAAACCCGACTACGGCGATGCCGTCTTTCTCATGGGGGGATTTGCCCTCGGGGAAGTGGAGGTCGAAGCGTCCTGTAAGGGGTTTGCCGAACCTGCGGATGGCTTGCTTGTCCTGCATGGTCCTATTGTCCCATACTCTTTCTAGCTCTGTTCCGTCAGAGAGGACTATCTTTACTTTGTCCTTGGGTTTGATTCCGGCTTCTTTGAACTGCTTTTCGATATCTGGGCTTATAGCCATACCCTCTGGGGATATCTTACCGAAGCTTCCTATCCAGTTGCGGCTATTGGTATCGGTATAGGGGTCTCCCTGCCAGTTGTAACTTGTTATCTTACCAAGAGGCTCTCTGGTTTCGGGGTTTGAGGGGACTCTGCTCTTAGAGATGGTGATGCTGGGCTCAGAAGGGGGCTGTGTGGCGGTTTCGGGGAACTGGGGTGTCGGAGGGGCTGGTTCGTCAAAAAGCCCGTCTAGGGCCTGTTTCAGCCTTTCCCCCACCCTTGCGATAATTCCTTGTTCCATAGCAGCCTTATACCATAGATATGTCTACGTTGTAAACATGTCTATGGGGATGTGTATATATTTCGGGGTTTTATCGACACGTTCCTTTACTCGTCCTGTAGGAACACGGGGGTTTGGTCTCCGACGAAGGCTCCTGCAATGTTGTAGTCGAAATATTCAATTGCCCCTTCTCTGTCCATGCCCTGACGCATTGGGTTCTTTATCGTCTTCTTGTACGAGTAAATCGCTACCGCATGGGAGAACTGTCGGCCTATTCCTAGAAATGCCGACTCTAGCCCGTCTGCCAGAAGTACTGTTTCGTCCTCTCCTAGCTGTTTGCCTATCTCTTGGTCTATTAGTTCGTTGCCTGTGGGTTTCATTCGGTTTCGGGATTTGGGGTGGGCCATTCGTCAACCGGACCCAAGATGATGGGTTGCGCGAGCATGAAGGGCCTCTGGGAGGCTTTTCTGCTGGTGGGCTTGCGTTGATACCCCACGATGCACAAGTTGCCGTCTACGGGGTTGTAGATCGGAATGAGGTGGCCCTTACTTAGCAGCTTTTGTAGTTTGGGCATATTGTTTCGGGGTTTGGGGGTGTGCTTGGCTACGTTGCGGTCTTGCTTTATTCCTATTTGTTTTGCTTTCATTTAAACTTCCAACCAAGGTTCATTGAACTGGTGCGTTTTCTGGGGTGTATCCAACTCCATAAGATTCTTCGTATTCTCGCTCTTCATCAAGTATTTTTTTAATACGGTTCTTAGACTTTTCAAGGGATTGATCATCGTATTTGAGTTTGCTTTTGATTCGGTCTTCGGTAAACCAAACCTTGCATTTGTGTTCTGGATAAGCTGAACAGCCATAATGTTCCATGTCTTCCATGGCCTTCTTAATTGCGTAATCCCAAGCCGCCTGACTGGCGTATTCGCGGTATTGATCAACCATTTCTAGATCATGGAGATCTACAAGATATTCTTTATAAAATGATCCGTTAATATTTCCGTGGACGGTTGAATATGATTTTGAACGAACGATTACTCTTCCTAGTTTCATTGTGGTTTTTTCTCCTTTGTTTCGGGCTTCTTGCCCCACTTGATGTTGTCAAAGTTGTCCCGATACTTCGGGCCATTCACTTTCCTTGGTTTGCTGCCTTTGCCGTTTGCCATTGGGGTCAGAAATTTATTAGTTGTTGCACTTTGAACAATGCTTTATCAAATCTATTGATTTAAGAAATTTTTGAGGAATAAAGTAAGCGGGGGGCCTATTAGCATAATCTTTTAACCATTGCTTCTTTTTGCCTTCATGGCCATAGCACCAACCCCTGACAACATATTTGCCGTTTTTTCCGGTTACTAAAACCCATATGGCTTCATCGTCATCATTTGGCCGAATGATTAAATCCCAGTAATGACTGCTTCTTGTTCTAACTTGTATTCCTTCAAGATCATTGGCCTTAAATGTATCAACCGTGGCATCCCAATTCATGTTTAAAGCTTTTGCAGTGGCAAGCTCTCCCATCGCACCTTCGATATTCACCCCCCATTCATCACCCTCAAAGCCGTTGGCGTTTTTAAGATTTTTTTTAATTGATGACATTTGTCTGGCGCAACCCACACTTATGGCATGTTTAATTTCTTCTTCGGTAAGATGAATGTTCATGTGGTTTTAGACACGCATTGTTTCCCAATGTTCAAACTTTATTTGAGTGAGCGATTGAACTTCCTGAAACGAAGGAAACAAAAGACAAAGGCAAAGCCAATATTCGCCGCCACTCCGTAGCTTACCAAATTGAGAAATGTTTCTACGATAGTCATTTAGGTAGCAGGTGTGTGTTGCAAGCCATCCATACCATGGCCTTGGTGTCGTTGCCGCAGTCCTTGGCCCAGAGGATGGTGTCGCTAACCACCCCCCATTCTTGGAGCAGGTTCATTACAGCGACCTCGTCTTCATGGCGGTTGGCTATCCAGTTCTCTAGCTTATTCTTCATCGTGGTCCGATCATGTCTTTAAGGAACTTCAGGCAAACTGCCAGAATGATTAGCCAGAGTATGCAGACCGTAAGATTGTCTACCACCTCTGTAGCATAACCACCATACCGATGGTGACTAATGTCCAAATGATTAACGAGAATCCGACAGCCAAAATGTAGGTGCAGAGTTTCATTGTCTTGCGATTATTAAAAATCCGATGTTGGCAAATGCATAGCCTCCAAAGGCGATAGCCATGGGGACATTCCCCTTGATTAAGAAATCAACTGAGGTTGCAATATAGCAAACCGTGCAGATGGCTATGCCGATGAAGCCCAAATTAGCTTACCACTCGGGGTCTTCGTTGACCTCTTGCTTCTTGCCCTTCGGGACGTAGGGAGGCCCAAACTTCAGGCTCAGATACTTAACCCCCTTCTGGCTAGTCTGCTGCCAGATTGAGACTTCGTAGTCCTTACCCCCGATAGTGGCGGGACCGCTGTACTTCGGGGCCTTGGGGTTGTCTGATTCACGGGCAAACGCCGCTCCGCTGTTGTCTTTCTTTTCGTTCATACTGATTTATTTTTCTTTTGTTAATGAAGGCCGCTTGGTTTATTTACTTCGACCAGCCTTCTTAGCCGAAGCAAATTCTTTTAGGGGTAGCCCTACTTTTGCTGGCTTTTAGAGAGGACATCTTCGGCCATCTCTTTTAGCCCCTGAAAATTGATAAGGATGTCAACGCTCTCGTCCTTTTTGTTTTTCCCAAAGATCAAGACTAGATCTTCTTCCACCCCATTAAAAATCCCATAACCACTTCCGATGTAAGCACTGTTTACACGTTCGGTAA